CCCCTATCTTCCCTAAAAAGGACTGATTTTCGGCTGTAAGAGTATCCATAACCTCCGGTGATAGAGAAGCAATTACACTTCTTAATTGAGTTCCGGTCCTACCGGCTATCTCGGTTTCCTTTTCTAATTTTGTTTTATTAGCTTCTTCTTCTATTGTTGCCTTCTCGGCTTCCATTTTTTCTTTTAATATAGTCAAGTCATCTTTGGCAAGTTCTGAATTAAGGTTAGTTACCTCTCCTCCCACTCTTGCTATAATTGACTGTTCTTTTGCCTTCTCAGCTTCAAGTTCTGCTATTTTAGTTCTCCAACCCTGACCTCGTGATTGCTTTTCATCTTTAATCTCTTTATCAATTTGTTTAATTCTATCCTGTGATTGTTTGGCCTTATTCTTTAAATCCTCCTGATATTTTTCATCAACACTACTTAACTTGCTTGCTGTATCTGTTTCAAGGTCTTTTAAATCTTTTCTTAATGCTGTTATGGCCTTGCTTTGTTCTTGAAAAGAACTAACAATCTGCTTTGAAACATCTACAAAACTTGACCTAATCTTCTCGGCCATTTTTTCGGCCTCATCTCCAACATATTCATATTCATTTCCAATATCAACTGCTCCTGACTTTGATATTCCTTTTAGATCGTTCCAACTTGCCTCAAAATTATTAACAATATCTATATTGCCTTTTTCTAATTTATCAATTTCTATTTGAGTTCCTTCTACTACATTTTGAAAAAATTGTTTTCTTTCTGTTGCTGAAGGAAATAAAGCAGGCATTTTTTCTTGTAATTCAACAATCTTTACCATATCATAAGCAATCGCTTGGATTATTTTCTGCCAAGTAATAGAAACATTATTTGCTAATGCCGGTATTCCTACATTAAAAAACTCTGCTAAAAACTTACCGAAAGTTGTTGTCTGTCCTCCAATCTGATTATAAGCATTAGTAAAGGCATTAGATAAGTTTACTAATGTCACTGCTCCAACTGCTCCTATATCTTCCTTAAAGTTTTCCCATTGAACACTAGCTTTTTTTACTGATCCTTCTGATGTTTCTGCCCATTGTTCTGTGCTTCTTGTTATTCTCTTTGTTACTGCATCTAATTGCTCTGCTATCGTAGCATTTGCACTCATTGATATTCCGAATTGTAATAAAGCTTTTTGACCTTTTCCGATTAAAATCTTCTGAAGCAAATCCGTATTACTTGAATAATCTCCTATTCCACTTGAAGCTAAATCAGAAGCTATTTTTGATAGCTCCATTGCTCGGCCTACATCTTTTGTTTTGAGTAATAATTTTCCTACTGAAGCAGAAGCATCTTCTCCGTCAACTCCCATTTTTTCCATTGAGCCTGAAAATGCATCAATCTTTTCTCTGGTACTATCATAATCTAATCCTGATTTTTGTATCTGTGCTGAAACAAGAGAAAGAACCTTAGCTTTATTCATTGCTAGTTCTGTTGAGCTACTTATGAATTGAGCAACCTTATCAATGGCAAAATAGGAAATAGCTAATTTCCCTAGTTTAGTTAAAGAATTATTAAGAGTATCAACATCTCCAGAAAACTTTTTGGCATTTTTACTAGCACTATTAAATGCTTTGCCAGTGTTATCTTTTCCTTCAACATTAACTATAACTTTTTTATCTTCTGCCATTTTTAAACTTGTTTTCTATTTTTATTATCGTTATCATCTTTTCAACAAAGTCAGAAGGTTGCTCCATTAAATCTTTATATGTCCAACCAAAGGTTTTGCAAAGATTATAATTGATGTATTCTATCGGTACATTAGTTGAAGAACCTTGGAAAAACATAACTAAACCCATACTTAAATCTTTTTTTTTTGATTTTGTTCTTCTACAATTTTTTCTAACTCTGCTTGTAAAGGAAATACTATACCTGCTCCAAACTCGTCAACAACTTCTTTAGTAAGTGGAACTGCTTCTCCATTGTCATTAACCAAGTTCCATTTATAAATCATTTTCCAAATTAAGAACCTTGCTCTTTCAATATCGTCTTTAATTGATGATAGTTGCATCTGATCATACCAAGGCAAATTATGCTTTAGTGTAATCACTATGTCAGAGTCAGGTATTTTTACATCAGTATAAGATTGTAGTATTCCTTTTGTGTTCATTTTAGTAATCTGTACCAATCGTCTTATTTATAACTGTAATCTCAATTGCGTATCCGTCTGTCTGGTCATACAATACTTCAAATGTTTGATTATCAAATATCAATGAGTCAACCTCTAAAGGTTCTTCATTGGTAGTTAATTTTACATTGTGGAACTTGATACTAAAGCTCTCATGATTTCCGTCAACTGCTATTTCCTCTCCGGTAGAAATCATTGTGATTGCCTGTTTAGTCATATTCAACCAAGCAACATGTTGAGCTTCGCTTTCAAACACTCTCCTTGATGTAATCTCGGCCTCTCTTGTTTGAGGTAATAATTGGAACGGATCTTTAGATCCACTGGCCGGAGCATCTAACAAGTTATTCTTAAGAGTAAAGGAAAATCCATACATTCCGGTTGCTAATGCTTTTGAGGCAGAATTAGCTGTCGCAGTTGCAGAGTCAGCACCTACTCCGATTAAAGTATCTCCCAACATTAAAGGTTTTAATTGTCCTGTGTAGCTTGGAGTCTGTGCTTTCAAGTATATCTTCTTTCCTGCATCGGCTGTTAATGATGTGCTTGTAAATCCTACTGTCTCACCGTCTGCATTGACAGAAGTCAATACTACATCTACATATGTTCCAGCATTTTGTTCAACAGAGATTGTATCTCCAATAACTAATCCTGCATTCGGCTTCATATCGTAAGCACTTGAAAGTTTTAATGAAGTAACTGCTCCTGCTAAAGCAACTTTAACTGCTCCTGCAGAGAATTGGCCCATGGCCTTAATAGAAGCTGTAATCTGCATCTTCTGGTCAACCCAATCTAATTTTAATTGGTCTGCTTTAACTCCGAAATATCTTTGAGCAAAAGGCCCTTTCTGTACTTCAATTGTGTAGCTGTCTGGAGAACCCACTGTGAAAGGATGTGTATATCCAGTTGCACTTCCGGTTGTAGTTCCTTTCAAATAAGTCATGTTCAAGAAATGAGCAAGAGAGTCAGCATTTGCAAAGATTACAACATCTCCTTCATGCTTTCTGTCTCCGGATAAAAGGTCATCGCTTTTCCAATCAAGCCCTTTCATTCTTCTGTCCGGTGCGTAATTAAGTACGGACCTAATTGCCTCGCTAACTAATGGTATAAAGTTAGTAGGTATTACTGCTGTACCTGGAGTTGCTTCCGGCTTTACTGCTAAATAACTTTTACTTCCTAAATATGAGTTCATGTTTTTTAATTATTATTTTTTATCTTCTTCTTTAGCCGGTGCTGTTGCTACCGGTTTTTCCACAACCTTTTCAAAGTTGTGATTGTTAATCTCAATGCTTGTCTCTACTGTTGCTCCTGATTTTATAAGTCCAATGTTAGGTACATATAAATCTTCTTTTGTAATGTTTTTGTATTTCATTTTTTTATTTTTAATGATTATCTACGAAATCAACTATATGTGCTTCAAAAGTTGCGAATAAATATACTCCTGACCTGACTGTTGTATCAAGTAATACTGGAACAATCCTCACAAACAAACATTCTTCCCCTAAATCAACATCTTTATCAAACATCTCAATTATCTTGTCTATCGCTAATACCATGGCATCGGTAGCATCGTCATTGTCTTTTCCTCCTTCTTTGTTTTCCTGATAAAGGTCAATGTTAAAGATAAACTCTCTTTGATTTCTGGCTGTATCTGCAAAATCTCCTTCTCCTCCTGATATTCTGATAACTGCTGAAGGGTAGCCGTCAAAAGTTCCTCCGGTGTAATCTCTAACCTCATGCAAAATAGTTTTAGCAGGAGATCCGGTATCAACCAATGCCTGTAATTTTGTTTGCAATACCCCTCTTAAATTGTCGTATGTTTGTCTGGCCATTATATTCTTCTGATTATGTTATCTACTGCATCGCTGAAATACTTTGTAATCCACTGCATCGCTTCGTCAACTGACTTTCTCATAAAAGGATTTGGTCTCGTTCCAGGATGTTTGACATGCTTCCCAAAGAATTGTCCTTTCCTTACATTCGCCAAAGCTAATTTATTTTTAGGAAATATATCATGAGGCCTTGTACCCTCGTGAACATATATCGCATATTTCGCCATGGCCTCTACTATTCCTCTCAATGGCTCAAATCTACTCTGTATGCTCTGTCTTAATGCTCCGGTATTAACCGGTGCTGACTTCTGTGATAATGACTGTACTCTCAATGCTGATTTCTTAATAGCATTATTGATTTCTTGTAAAGCTATAATCGGCTCGGTCTTTACGGCCCTTTCTAATTGGCTTAAATCAATTTTAACATTTATGTTCATTCTTTATATTTTCTTATCTGTACTTCCATGTGATGACTTCCTTCTCCGTCTTCATAAGTGTTAATTCCTACTACTGTGTACTGATCGCTTCCGTCAATAATCTTGTCTCCTTCCTTGATATCAACTACCTCACAAAACATATTGAAATCTTTGCCTGTACTTCCGTCTAAATCCTCTCCGTAGGAGGCCATAAAGGGCTGTATAAGGCAATCTACTGAAGAAAGGTAGGTTGCATACTGTTCTTTCTTTGTAGAGGCAATATCTGCCAATCTCTGTGTACTTACTGTTTTGTTGTATCTATCTTCTATCATAGGTAATTTTTCTTATATCTATCTAACATCTGTCTTGCTCTTTGGTAGGCATTCCATTGCTCCTGATTGTTGTAGCTTACAGAGTAGCTTCCAATTGTCTCGCTGTTCAATCCATTAACTGAGTTCTTGGCATTGTACATTCCGGCCACTAATACTGTTGCAACAAACATAATGTCTGAAGGAGGATTTTCACTATAACCCCATTTCGCTGTAATCCTCGCATTCTGTATTCCGAAATCAAATATCCTTTGAGTCAATAATATCTTTGTAGCAGGTACTTTCAATGCAGAGTAGTTATTAGGTAATGGTATGTATCTATCAGTTCCGGTGCTTAATACTTCGGTAAAAGTATTTCCGTACTGATCGTTTCCTAATTCTACTTTTGTGATAGCAATACAATCGTCAATTAAAAGTTCTTGCTTTCCTTTTCCGTCAAACAACCTTGCTGAAGCAGTAGAACAAGCACTAAAAACTCTCTTTGTATATCCTTCAATATAATCCTGTACTGCTAATATGTAATCAGTCAAAGAATAATCTAATGTTTTCTTTAGAAAATCCTCAACTTTTTGCTGTGTTGTATATTCCCTGTCTGTCATTTTTTTTAATTACTTTATCTTCGTTAATCGGACCACCTCTAACCTCGCTAATTAACTCTA